GCCTTCTCGAGACGTTTCATGGCTGTTCAGGGCTCTCTGAACCCTGAATATGAAATCAATGGCATGTTGAATGTCGCGAAGCTCCGATCGCTCACTCCAGAGAAGGCAGCTCTCATGCCCCATCTCTCATTCCAACGCTTCAGACTCCAGGTTGTCAATGGCGTGCTCCTACCGGTGCTTGACAAGACGAAGTTCAACTACACAGCACTTGTTCACCTTGTTAAATTCGAGCTTGCCGCCAGGCAAGACGCTGCTGCTGCAAAGCGCCTCGATATCAAGCGTGCCCAGACTTTCGTTTTCCCCGTCGATGAGGTTATCATCACTCCTCAAATGCTCCGCGCAATTGATGAACATGATGATGGGTTTGCTGTTACTACTGCAGCTTCCAAGCAGTCTAGGAGAAAACACAAACGTGGTGCCCGTGGCAAGAAGAAGATCCCCACAGAAGCAGGTCCTGCTCTCAAGACGACTAAAACGAAGACTGGTGCCGACCCACAGCTTGAGGTCAAAGAGCCAGGCCCCACGGTTCATACAACTACCTCATCGCAAACTTACACAGCTGCTCTGTTGAAGAAGGTCACTGACATCACTGGCCTGACAGCAACTCCCAAACCTGAGATTGCTACCACAACAGTGCAACCTGAGGGTGGTTGCCCCCGGACACCTGATGAAGAATCGGAATCTGATGGAGGCACCTCATCTGAATCAGATGTCCCCACTTGTGAGGCTGATGACCCGTCTGGGACGCACCCGCAGATGTCTACCACAGATTACTTCAAACGTGTCTTCAAGTGGACACCCCGCGAAGCCAAGCTTGAAGATGGGGATGAAGTCCCGTGCGATGTTGATGCCATCCTCGCTCAGGAAGAGGATGATATCATGGCAGAGTCTATGCAACAGAGGCTCGGCATCAATTTCATGCCTGCTATCAAGAAGCTTGGCGGTGCGCTTGCGTGTTCCGCCCTCTTGTACATGGCCTATCGTGGCTTGCGATCTCAGAAAGGTCAAATTTCTATTGAGGATGAACTCAAGGATTACAACCCTGATGAGGAAGAAGTCGAAGTCGTCACTCCAGAAACTGCCCGCAAGAAGAAGGAGCGGACTCGAGCCAAGAAGGAGAAATGGGCCTCGAAGTATCAAGACCCTGATGATGACTATGAACCTAGGAGCTACAAAGGTCAACTCGGAGATTCTGG